TTGTTTTTGAGATAGTGGGTAATAAGCATCATCGCTCTGTCAACGTTGAAGGTGTTCACGACAAAAGTCTGAACTCTCTCGTCTTCATTCTCCCCATCCGTGAATGTGATTTTCGTCTCAATCTGGTAGAATTTCTTTTCATTCGGTTTAGATTCTTCGTCACTATCTTCCGTCTCATCGTCCATTTTGTCAACGTATTCTGCCATAGTGATTTCATTTTTGAGATAGGCAAGCGAAGCATCGTCAACCTTACGTTCTTTCAAGTTGTCAGTAAGAATCACGCAAGAATCGAACTCCTTGACCATTGTCAAGGTGAATCCGAACATATAGTTTAGTTCGATGTAATCTTTCAAGATACTACAAGTATTCTCCAATCCGGTGGCATACAGCAGGAACTTATGTTTCTTGTCACCTATTTGCGCTTGAGCGATGTACGGATATAAAACACTGTTCTCGTTCTCGAATGCCAAGCGGTTCTGGTTGCTGACTTCCACTTCCTTAATGCCGTCAGCTTCCATACTGAA